CTCCCCTATAGCAGTCTTCACATTGTTCATAACTAGTGGGTTCTATTATAGACATACACCGCTGTCTACTATGTCTGACGGTCGTAGCAACCGCCCTTTCATCGACTTTGATCATGGTAAGTTTATGCCCTATTTCTTTCAAGTCGAACCATGCGAGTTTGTAGTTTATTGCGCACAAGGATAGCCTGACGTAACAAACCCTCCACCTGTTTGTGCATACTGCACATCACACCTCGCCAACTTGGGTTGGGCGAGGCTGAAGATGTCGGGCAGGAGGTCTACTAGTTCCTTGGGCATGCCGGGTTGGTCCTCCAATTGCTCACGGGCCCGAGCCTGACGGGCTAGCTCAATAAGCAACCACCGCTGGAAATCTGGCTCCCTCATTACTGCTTGAAGTTCAGACTTCTTCACAGCAACCTGAAACACCTGGTCCTCTGAGTATGGCCCAGTATAGCTCTCAATGAGCTTCCAGGCCGAAATAACATCAGCGTACCTTCCTGGTGTCAGGGAGAAAGCCGGGTCCTGCGGTCTTGGATGGAGGAGTTCTACCTCGTAGGTGACCCAAATCTGTCCAGCTTGATAACTGGCTACGTCTTGGCCACCACTTGTTCGGATGGCCAACCAGGCAGAGTCGAAGTTTTGGAGGGAGTGAGCTTGCACCGTGGTTGGATCCTCAGTGTAAACAAAGCGCATGTTCTGCGCATCTAACTCCTCTTTGCATTCCATAGGACAAGTTCCATGTGCTGCGGGAGAGCAGCTCATGGCTCCGTCCATGTTCAACATGCCTTGGTCTGACGTAGTCGGCCAGAGGACGCCCGTTTGGTACACAACGTTGTACTGGAAGGCCAAGATGACCTGTCCAAGTGCAGCGTTGGTTCCAGTAAGGGCTAAGCCACTGGTCGGCACATATTCAGCTGCGAGGCCGAGAAACCTAAACGATTGAAAGTTTCTCGCCATAGCATGTGCCCAAGGAAACGCGGCCAACCGGCCGGGGTTAATTCCCCATCCATACACCTGGGGAGTAGTTCCAATGTTGACAGTCCTGACAAACTCTCGTTTGCGGACTATGGTCCTACCCTCCTTCCCGCTTCCCATGATGGGTACGAGTTGAGATGTGGACAGGGGTTTAACCAAGCTATTCACTTCTGGCGAAGTGTCAGGCATGGCAACCTCTTCCGGCTCGACGCCGTGCTCACTAGCAAAAGACGCTCGATACTCTCCTTTACCGAAAAGTCTGCCAACCAATCGGTGGGCTGCCATTCCTAGCTTCCCACCCAAGGTGGCACCAAGTGTCTTGCCAATGGGCTCTTCCTTGCGCTCATAAACTGGCGGTGGGGCAGTCCGCCCTCTTTTGCGGCCCCGTCTGTTTCTTTTCCGCGGCATCCTCGCTAACACTGTCTTTCAACAGTGTTTTGCACCGCCCGGATGTTCGCTACCACTGCAAGAAACTCAGCCAAGCGAGGAGAATTGCGCATCTCAAGCTTGAATTGATCAACCAACTCATCGGTGATCTTCTTCTGCTCAAGAAGGCGGTACAAGGTCTTCGTGCCGTCCACTGGCCATGCTCCTTTCTCGGTAAACCAAGTTGAGCAAAATTCAAACTCAGTCTGCCGTTTCTGGTACATTTTCAGTGGATGGCCCATTTCCAAGTACTTCTCTTCAGCGTTTTCCACATACTCTTCAACACAGTCATCCCCCATGGTGAAAGCCCAGGAAGCTCCAATAAGGCGCGCAATCAGGTTTCGCAACCGTGAATTGCTCGCACTGGTATTGTAGCATCCCGACTTCATCACTCCAGGGGTGTTCAGAACTCGCATCTCCCCATCAGGGAAAGAGTATACTGAACGACTCATGCAGACGAAACGAGCCCTCACGAGGTGGGCTGCTGTTTCAGACATGTTTCCGAGCTTGATTCTCATCTCTGCTTCGTGCATCAGTTGCCAGTCTTTAACAGACCAGTCCCAACCGGTGACGTCAGCTTCAGCCATGTCGGTTCCTTCATTGACCATGCGTTGATAGATGACTCGCAACTTTTCGTCGCTGGACAATGAGAGGCCGGGTGCTGAAGGAATCGTTTCCCAGTTGAGGATTTCTGTTTTGTTCTGCTTGGAACACAACAGGCGCTCGATGATTTGGTCCACAATGGAAACAGCGAAGATGAGCCGCCAACGACCAGATTTGATTTTCCGGTTCGAATGGGGCTCTTTCTTTACAAATACCCGCACAGGGTCTGCCAGTCCGAAAAGGACTAGCTGCTCCGGGGACATTGCTCGCATTTCTTTGATTGTGAACTTCATCATTTGGCGCAACCTGCACACCACAGTTTCGATGATGAGTTCAGAGTGGTACTCGATGACATCCTTATTGTTGAAGCCTAGGCACGCGTAGGGCACTCCTGGTTTGGAGGTCCTGTCGATTTCGTGCTCGAGGATGAACCGGCAACGGCGGCGTATGATTTGCTCGTCGATTCCTTTCCTGAATCCTCCTGGGCTTTTGGTTTTGCAGTACTCCTTGAGGAGCTCCTCAGTGCAAGCAAGAAGCTTTTCTCTTGAGGGCTCAACTCCAGGACGACGTCTTGAGCTTTGTTTGTCGAAGGAGGACTTGGCCGCGTTGGCGGTTGTGACTGGGGGGTTCCAGTTGTCGAGTCCTGCAACTTCTTCTTTCGCTTTCGTCGTCGACGTTTTCTCCTCCCACTGTTTCCCTGAGGAGAAGCGGACTGAGGTTCGTCCGACCCTGCGTTGGTTGTCGTCGATTGGCTGGTGGCTCCACTCGTACTCTCCAAGATTGATTGCTTGGTGGAGGGCGGAGCCTTTTGCGGGGAGGCGGTCGTCTTGCCAGGTTTCACAGAAGTCTTCAGTGTCTGTGTCTTCGTCACTGGAGTATGCCAACTCTCCCGGGCCGTCGTCAGCTTCTGGTTCCGCTTCATGGGTGGTCTGGTGGGTCGCACTGTGGTGTGCAACTCTTCCTTCTGTTCCACCAACGGTAGTTTGGCTGGTTCCACTGAGGTCTCCAGTGTTTCCTTCCTCACTTCCAGAGTGCTGGTTGGTTTCTTTGGCTCCGGGTACTTCTGTTCTTGGGGGGCCTCCGTCTTGATGGGCTGCCCCCGGGGCCCTGACTGGAAATCCTGCGAGGACTCATAGTAGCCTTCCTCGTAATCGCCCCATTTCATCCCCGCGACGTAGTTGTCATTCAAGGGATTGCCAAGGTCGATTTCCTCGCCGTACCTGTCCACCAAGGATTTCTCCTCAGAGGGTTCGTCGCGGAAGTATTTCCCGTTTGACCGCTGTTCCCGCCACTCTGACTTCAACATGTAGAAGAACTTTGACCCGTACATGTGCTCGTCTTCGAGCGGGTCGTCTGGATCCTCCGGACCGTCCAGTGAGTCGAATTCCTCAGACTCCAAAAGGACAGAACCACGTAACAATCGTGAAAGACAAGTTGCCACATTGGTTCGTTGATCAGGCAGAGCGCGTGTGTGGATGCCATAACAAACTCCCCCCGATATGATGGGAGAGCCTGAGGCTCCACGCTGGGTTGACGCTGAGTGTGTGAAGATTTGAGGCCCATGCACTTCAAGTGCAGAGCCATAACTGCATCGCCACGTGCCATCGGGGTTCGGAGTACGAACTTCCAATTTCATGTGGCGCTGGACGGGTTTCTTGGCTATCTTAATGGATTTCATCCCAGAGACGGCCCAGAAACTTTTCGGGAGCTCCAACAGAAGAAAGTCCATGCTGGACACAGGTGACATGCCATACACAACTCCTTGTGGGAGTGGTACGTCAATGCCATTCCTGGTCCTGACATGGATTTTACGTCCGGGGTCCGCATCCAGTTGCTGTTTCAAAGCCCTAAAGACATGTGCTGCCGTCAGGGCGTAAGACTTTCCTTCAACGCTCAAATGCGTCATCACGCCGAAAATGTCACCGGACAAGTTGGCCTTACCACAGCTACCGTGAATGACGGCTGACTGGGCAGGTGCACGACACGGATAGCTGGCGTTCTGGGTGGACATCTCCAGAGAAGTCCCATTGTTGTCCGAGGCTGTAGCGTCAGCAGCTGCAGTCGTCAAAGCTGACGCAAGCATGGCTGTTGATACTTTACCATCTAGGACTATCTTACAGGTTTTCTTCCCAAGGTAGTCTTCACACTTCAGAAACACCTGGCCTTCCTCAATGTAGTGGCCGGTGACCTTCATGTAGGTGCTACGTTGAACAGAACTGGCTCGACATCTCAGAACCAATACTTCCCACATATAAGCACTCACAGGACCAACGTAATACCATAGGCACAGTATCACAGAGAGGAACAAACAAAAGTTCGTCCAGTCCACAAAATCAAATTCTGCGAACGGAGTCCGCGCGATCAAATTAGACACGGGAGAGATAATTGAGTTAAACGCATTGCGTAGACTCGAATGAATCGCCTCAATTTTCTTCCGGTATGCCTTCTCTGCTTCGAACGCGGCACGTTGTTGTTCTCGTCTCTGGAGAGTTCGTCCGTATACAATGTAGGGGCTGGTCCCTTCATCGTACCAAACGAGCTCACCGTTGATCTCGACGACGTTTTCAGAACTGATGATGCTTAGGTAGCGAAGACCCAAACTCGGATACAAGTGTCTCAGGTGTGGCGCCACATCATCAAGCGAGAGTTCATACTCTTCAGCTCGAGAGTGGTTGTCCACACCGGGCATGTCCAAGGAGCCTACTCCAGGCTCTGGCACCATCGTCACAGATACGACTCCTATCGGGCGCACACTCAGGAGTGCAAGCACCGCGAAGGTCGCCAAGGTACGGAGTTTGTTGTACATCGTTTTCTGAAAACGGGGCAGAAGAAGCAAAAGGTTT